ACAAACGGCTGAGTCCTCTCAAATTCTACTGGATTCATGTGCTGTGGATAGCTCTTGCTGAATGGCTTCCCGACAAACTTCTGCTGAATTTTTGACACATGTAATTCAATCGGATGGTTTTCTGGAGAAAATGTAGCGAATCTCCATCCCCTATTCATTGCAAGGTTCACCATGATAGCATCAATCACCTCAGATTTACCATGAGAAGGTATACCTGTAACCACCGTAACTTCGCCTGGCCTAACGGTATAGAACTTATCGACACCATGCCAACCTGTACTTTCTCCACCATCTCGACCATTCATATGGTACAGTCTTTCGTTTGCTACTCTGACACTTTCATAATCAAATACTCCAGACACTGGAACTGGCTTTGCTCCCTCCAACATAACAACCAGATCGTAAACAGATAAATCCACCAACACTTGATTGGAATCCTTGCAATCTAAAGGATATTCCACGGTATAACATCTCTCAGGTCCGAGCCTCCTTATCAATTCCCTTGCAAGTAAATGTCCTGCAGGGTCATCGTCTACCGCTATGATAAATTTCTCAACATCTTCCAGTTCCCTCTCACAATTTTCAAGGTAGCTAAACTTAGACACATAGTTCTTTGTCTTAACATCAGGCGCACCATCAGGTACAGATATGACGTTATCGAAACTGGCTTCCTCACAGGCCAACTTGTCCCACTCTCCCTCAACTATAATCACTTCCTTCTTGCCCTTGATATCGTCTAAGCCGTAGAATATTTTTTCTCCACCGGACTCTTGTCGGTATTTCTTATCTCTTGATCGATACTTACAGTTGACAACTTTTCCCTCTCTGAAATATGGGAAAATAATCTCCTTGCCATTACATGCTATCTTATTTTTAGCAAGCACGGTTTCGGATATCCCTCTGTTCTTTGCTATAGAGGCCACCCACTCAGGGAGGTCAGTCTTTGGTAGCTCTATCTTTGGCTTTGCCTTTACCGTTGGTATTGGTACGTGGTTATCACTTCCCAACTTTCCAGAATATCCACAATGGGGATGGTGACACTTAAACAAACCTGTCTCCAATTCAACCGATAGGCATTTATCACTACTCTTTCTTCTCGTGTGACTGCATTTAGGACATAATCTTAGTTCTTGTGTCATAGTGCTGTATGGTTCCTTTCATGTTCTACTCGTTTTTCACCTTGAGTTTGGTATGCGTTCTGCGTGTTCTCGTATTTCTTCCACGGATTATTTGCACTGAGAAATAAGTCGATACCATTTTTCCTTGCAAGGAAATCGCTTAATGACCAAATTCTATTGTTGTACCAATAATCTTTACTGGCTGTAATTTCATCATAATTCTGGATAGCGTTTGTAATTTCCTCAAGATTATATAATTCTAAGGCATTGTTAATATGACTCTTAAATTTAGATAAATCTCTATGAGAGGTCAAGTTTGTATTATTCCAAAAATTAAACACGCTCTGTATGTTATCTATTCTATTCTTTTCTTCTCTAATCTGTGTAACGGTTTTTGTCTTAACTGGTTTAGTATCAAGGGGTGTAGTTCTCACTGTTGGCTCACTGTTGGCTGACTGTTGGCTGACTGTTGGCTCACAGTTGTCTGACAGTTGGACCAGTCCTGACTGGCAAAGTGCCTTAACAGTCTCGTCTAAATTCCTATTTTTGAACTTAAATCCTTGTGCTTTTAAATATTCAACGTCAAGTAAAACAGATGACTTTGTCGTGATCTGGAGCCTGACAAAATTAATAAATCTCATTTGATCTGTCTCGTGTAATCGAGTCCACGGTTGATCGTTGTAACAACTAAAATGGAATTTCAACCACTTACTTTGCCGATCTTTGTATCCGGGATTATGCTTTTCTACTTTTATCACATTCAAATACTTCAATCTGCGCTTCCTCTCTTGGATAAACTCTCGTTCCTTACAGCGATAGGATATCCGTCAATAGTCTCGTCCTTATTATGTGATAGCTCTCTCATTTCAGCTACTTCCTCACATCTCGGACATATGCGATTATAGGGTCCTTTGCTCTTGAAGAAATGCTCTCCAATCTCTCCCTCGTGGGACAGTATACCTAAACACCTTCTTTGCTTATTATCCTCGTATGGCTTAACCAGTGGAGCGTAGTCAAGCATATCAAGGTCTTCCTTGCCTATGAAAAACTCCTGTTCTTCTCTGATCTCTTTTTTGGTACGCCTATTTACTTTTTTCCAATTGTCTCCATTGATAGCTTGGTTCTTCTTTTCGCAATCGGTACGATAATCTATCAGGTACTTCCTGATATGTGGTGGATGTTTACAGACTGTCTGATTTGCATTGGTCATATTTTTCATAACCGTCTTACATATCTTACAGCATTTTCCAGATGTGTCCTTAGCTATAGAATACCGACCTAATCGTATTAGTCTGCTCCTTTGGCACTTCGAATATTTGGTACCATTCCATTTTGGCTGACTACATACTGCATCTTGTGGTCGATAATTACTCCTGAGCTTCTTTCCGCATTCTTCACAAAATTTAGGTGGTCTTTTTTTTGCCATGTGACTCCTTTCTTACAACCGTTCCATCGAATTTATGACAGACTTTATATTCTGCATAGTTATCTAAACATGCCATTTCTTCTTTAACGTACCACTCCGGAGAATATCCATAATCAAAAAATGCTTTGTTCTGGATAAGATAATCAAATGCCTGTTGCTTAGTCATGCCTCCCTCAGACATCAACAACTCCCTGTACCTCTTATGCCAATCAGTTTTCGAGGTCATCGGCAAACTCCATTATAACCTTCTTGTTATGTCTGCTCACCCTTATATACGTCTTAACATCATCAATCTGTGTATCGACCCAACACCTTGACACATGAAACTCGTGGTAATCATCAGGCTCTTTTTGCATGGATTGCCTAGCTATCCCTATCGCTGTCATTAAGTCCTCATAAATACCTACGATCTCATGACGGTATATCCCCTGCTTTGTCACTACATTCAGCATCGTCTTTCTCCTTTTTCAAAACGTATATTCCTACCGAGACTCCCACATCATCATATGGTATGACTTCGTATCCTTGTTTCTCAAAATGTTTTTTTCTTTTCCTGGCCTGTGCATGGCCTTGTTCATTCGGTTTAAAACACTCGTGGAAATCTCTATTTTTCCACATCCTCTCCCACGTTACTTCATCTATTCCGTACATCTTGTCTCCTTAAAATGGGGAGTGGGTACCTTAAGCCCACCCCCCTGAACTGAACTGAAACCTTGATACCTACAACTATTCGACAGAGTACAGAGTAACCTCTATCCTTGGCTGACTGTCAGTGTAACGCTTCCGACAGCTACCGTAATCCACAATCTTGCTATCGTCTGTATAGACAATTCCATTCATCGCATCTTCAATTCCTTTGATGTAATTACTCAAGTCTGGCTTGACTTCTGGAAATTTTCTTGTTACAGACTTCGGTCTTTGGATAAAAACCGTACACGTAAGAACTAGCGGTTCGGCTAACGGATATCCACTTGCCTTACCCACACTCAGTTTAACCAATTCCCCTAAAGCCTTTTTGAAATCCTTAGACTTTGTGGGGTCATAAACAGTAGCGAAAGGTTTACATCCCTTCTTGGCGATCACTCTCACCCTCGGCCTTTCCTGAGCATGTGGTGTTATATAAAACGTATCATTAAACAATATCATTTCGGATAATTCTCCGTAAAGAATTTCAAAAATTCAACAGTAAACTTCTGTTCAACAACATCGTCAAGTGTGGAGAAGCCCATCCCTGCTAATGCATCTGGAATTTCACCCTCACACCCATTCTTATCAGCGTACTCTAGGAGTTCAGACTTGAAGTCTCCCTCGGCTAGAGTTTCTTCCTTCCTTGGTTCATCTTTGACTTCCTCAACTTTTGTAGTTGGTTCGGGAGTCGTTTGCTTATCTTGCTGTGTCTTGATCTTATCAACAAGATCGGAACGGTTATTATTGGTCATTGCAGTCATGTTATCATTGTGAGTAATCTCCACCAACTCCGTGTCCTCTACATACTTTGATGCCTGAGCCAAGTTTTCTAATCTTGGTAGGAATTTAGAATGCTGTCTTACTGCAGTTTTTGCCCACATAGGGTCAGGGTCCCTGTCCCATATAGCGGCAGTCTTACTACTTTTCTTAGCATGCATGACTTCGTCTTCTGTCAGCACTCGGAAGTCTTCCGACCCGTCCTTATACTTAACATATGAGTAAGCACACATACGTACTCCACGATCTTTACCTTTCTTCATGGTTTTGATATGCCTAAGATGTTTGTTACTTCCGTACTCGTGTTCGAAAGTGTCATTTGAATAGACAACATTAGCTGTCATGTCTGCGATCTCTCCAGACAGTCTAGCAAGCTTAATCATACCTTTGTAGTCCACCATGTAGTTGACCTCTTTGCCGTATGGTATAAGGTGTGCGTGGATACCGTCAGGTTCCAAACCGATCTCTCCTGCATCGGTAAACGCCTTAACCAAAGACAGTGCGTCACAGTCAAGTAGCTTAGGAGTCTTTTTGCACTGAGAGATAAATACCTTCATGAGCCTTTCAGCACTCAAGAAAGAAGGGATAACATCCTTAATATCTTTCATTGCCAGAGTCAAAACATCATTAACGCTTTGAACCTTTTTTTCCTTAGCTGATAATACTACCGCCTTCGTCATGTCGCTCCTTCCTTCCGTTTAACTATCTTCAACTCGAACTGCAAGTCTTCGTTGGTGAGTTTGCATTCCTCAACTATCTCTTGAGTGTCAGGTCGTATTATAGTCTTCTTGCATCTCTCAATATTAATAAGAACATCACACTCTACATCCCTGTATTCCTCACCTGATTGTATCAAGCGACCCTGTACCTCTGCTTCGGCCTTGGCTCGGTTTGTCAGAGTGAGAAAATTACTGACAGACTCTTTCTTCTTGTTCTCAATATCAACTACCTCTGCATTCGCCTTCGCCAGAAGTTTCCCTGCAGTGATTAGTTCATCTTGTGTCAGTCTTACAGGAACGTTACGCTTCTCCTTGTACCCTGTCACCTATTTCTCCTTTCGAATAAATTAGTAATTGCTTTATCGAATTTGTTAAAGTCGCTATTGCAATCCAACTTAGCTCTGATATCATCTGACTGCTGATGAAAATTAGCTGCCTGTATGATAAAGGAGTGGTTGAATATATTTCGAATCGCATCGCTTTCTTCTTGGCTTTCTATTGTAAGCACTAAATCAAACGGTGTGAAACCATCTATGTCTACGTTCTTTGTGACTACCTTCATACTTTAACCTTTCTTGGATAAAACCTAAATGGCTTTGACCCTGATTCGTAGCGATAACTCTCTACAAGCTCAGAGTGTTCAAGTTCCATTTTCTTGGTATTGATATACTTTTTGGTTTCCCATTTAAAGCATATTTTTCCGCCAGAACATTGAACCTTTCTACGATCACCGACCATTGTTTCTAGCTTCTTCTTAGTTTCCTCTTTCAAGGCTTCTGCAGATTTGGCTATGGCAACATTCTCTCGGTGTTCCTCAAATAGCTCTGCTAATTCATCAGTAGCGTCTTCCTCATACTCGCTATCTTTAGACTCATAGTTGAATGCATCTTCTTCCCACAATGCCTTCCAACATGCAAGTCTCCAATCACACTTCTTACATCTGGAGTCACCAAAGTCTAAGCGTTCAGGCTTCGGACCGTTCTGTACCAGTTTCCAAAAATGATCTTCTGAATCAAGTATCAACTGTATCAGTTTTTCATCTCTGTCTACGTGTATGATTTCCATCTTCCACATATCAGCACAGAAAATAGCGTACTCCATCCAATCAGCACCTGTCACATACATATAGTGCTGACCCTGTAATATATAGGCTTCTGGAATACCATCGGTTAGCATCCTGAGAAATGATTCTTTACTCGGACACTTTACCTCAAGCACTCCTTGGCCTGACATTCCAGGTTTTTGCTTTATCATCCTGTCTACATTTGCCATCATGTATGGACGATCATCATCGGTGGTTTGACCTATATTCGTGACTACATTCCCTGACAGTCTCGTATAAAAGTCAACAGCAATGTCCTCTAGGTATATACCTCTTTCCATGTTCGGATTCATTTCTTCAAAGTCTGCCTCGACACCAGTCTTGTCAAACCATAATTTCAATGAACAACCATATGGAGGTAGTCCTAGAACGGATGCAACATCACTCCCACCTATACCCTTACGTCTTATTTCCTTTTGCTCTTTAGATAGCATCTGCTTCGCTCCTTGTCATGTTCTTAAGCTCGACACTGCCATGGAAATCACTGAACAGCCCTATGTCGAAGTTTTTGTACAATATGTCTCCGACCTGTACAGAGGTTGGTTTCAACCTCGCAACAACCATACCTTTTTCAGTGTTATTCATTATAGCAATAACGTTCTCGTTTACCATGAGCTTCGGGAAATCATAGAAGCTCTCACTCTTATCTTCGTCACTTTTTATCATTTCCATCTCCTTAAGGTTCTTCGGATATCGTCTATCGATTCATTTCGAACCAATACACCGTCTTTGTATACCAATTGAAGTGAGCAGTTTTTCACTTCTTCCCATGTTGCCTGATCTTTCATGTTCCACGTATCATCATTCCCATCATGGTATACAGCAACTAAGCCTTTTGCACTATTCTTAGTGCCATCATCTGTCTTGGGTGTCTTAAAGATTTCTCTAGGCTCACCATTTACTTCCGCATACGTGGCCTTGATTGCAAATCCAAAAGTATCCCTCGTGGTGTACTGGTAGGTATAAGAGCCTACACCGAACACAACGTTTGTAGATGCAAAGCTCTTATATGATAACCTAGAGCATATATCCCTGCACCTGTCCAGAGTGATACTGTCACCATAGATAAGCCCAATATGAGGGTCCAATTCCTTGAATCCCTTATCGTTCAGCGTACCACCAAAGGTATCCCATAGTACCTCAACGGCACCCTTGGCTTCTGGAGCAGTAAGCGTATCTGCTCTTGCCTTGTAACCACACAAGATATCAGCAGGGTCACCTGAGTCTGGACGAATAACAACCTTACCATCCCTTGCCATAATTTCCTTCTTTAGTGCAGGGAGGTATCTTGTCATTACTTTCCAGAAATCCCATGTATCACATACAATGCTGACTATTCCTTTAGGATAAGTTTCTGTTATCA